TAGATGATACACCTACAGTAATACCATTTTCAATTAGGGCTTTTAAAATATTACCAGATGGTGTGGGTAATATTTCTATAAAACCCATTAAATTATCTCCATCCCAATATAATTTAGTTACATTATGAGACGAATTTTTTAAATTAACTACCTGAGAATCCGGATGGTCTAATTCTCCTAGGGCTCTATTTTCATCTATTAAAGTTTGGTATTTGTCTACTTCTCTATTCCATAGAGCCTTAGAATAATATCTACCATTACCATTTTTTACTTCTGCAGTGGCCATAACCCCACCTACTATAGGATTACCCCTCTTAGAATGATTAGCCTCTGTAAGAGTTTGTATAGGTTTAAAGTTTTGGGTTTCTACAAGTAAATTTTTCATCCTCCAAACATTGGGTCAGCTAATTGTCTTAATTGGGTTTCAAATCTTTTAAAAGAAGGATTAAGATCTATAGTTAATTTAATAGCATCTTCTTTACTTAGGTCCATGTCTTCTATGTTTTCTAGGGCATCTTTCATAGTAGAAAGAGTAGTTTCCGATGGAAAAGAATCCATGGCTTCCTTAACTATTTTTTTTACTTGTTCTTTTAAATCACCATACCCAGAGGCCTTATATTTTCCTTTAGGTTCTATAGTATCCCCTAAACCTGGTGCGTCTTTAGTATAGCCAACCCCATCTAGCCCAAATTGCCCATTTTCAACATAATAAAGTTCATTATCAGCTAAATTTTTTCTTACTATATCCTTCAAATCAGCTACTGATTTACCTTTATTTTCTGCTTTTTGCATCTCAGCATAAAAACCAGTTAAAAATTCTTCCCCATTTTGGTTTAGAGTCTTTTTTAAGATTATTTATTGCGTTAATTAGTTTATCTATTTGCATTTAAATCTCTATCCTTATAATCAAAAGCAGCTATTTCCTGATCTACTACCTCTTTAGTAGGTTCTTTTTCCTCTGCCTTAGCTTCAGCCTCAGTAAGGTTTTCATTAAAAATCTTAAACCATTCAGGTTGTTCTTTTCTACCCGTAGTTATACCCCATAAATTTTCTGAAATAATAGATTTTTGTTTTAGGATATTAACGGTATTATCAAAAGTAAAATGGTTAGGAATATAATTTGGATATAGGCGTTTAGCCTCCTTTAAAAATGTATCCTTAGGTGCTTTACCC